GCCTCGACGCTTACATAGCGGCGGTCAAAGAAGAATTCCTTGCCCGCTCGCTGCGAGAAATAGGCGCAGGATTGATGGAAGCTGAGCAAGCACCGTTAGAAGCACTTGGACGGGTGCAGGATGCATTACAGCGATTAACCGAGGAAAACACACGCGGCGATACAGACACGCTCACAGATGCGCTTGTGCGGCTTGGGAACCGTGTCGCAGAACAGGTTAACGGGAAAGCCCCGTGCGTCCCGTCCGGCCTGATGAGTTTTGACAAGCTGCTCGGCGGTGGCTTCATTAACGGCGGGTTACACGTCATCGGTGCAAGACCGGCGGTCGGTAAATCAGCGGTGGCATTGCAGCTTGCACTTAATGCGGCGAGGAATGGCGTGAAGGTGCTTTACTGCTCACTCGAAATGAGCGCGGAAGATTGCTCCGCTCGACTTGTAGGGAATCTTGGCGGCGTATCCTCGTCACGGTTGATGTTCGGCGGGAAGCTGACGGATCGCGAGTATGAGCAATACGCGCAGGGCACCAACGATCTTTCCGTACTGCCAATCGTGTTCAATCGGCGTTCCGGCATGAACGTCCGGCAGGTAGAGGCGTTGGCCTACCGCGAAAAGCCGGGGTTGCTGATCCTCGACCACCTCGGACTGCTTGAACCGCCGGAAACGCGGCTTTCGCTTTACGAAGCGACCACAAGAAACAGCAGAGCCTTGAAGCTGCTTGCGATGAGGCTGAACATTCCTGTTTTGTGCTTGTGTCAGCTCAACCGCGCGGCGGCCTCTGACCGTTCCGGCAGCTTTCGGGCCACGATGGCAAATTTACGCGAGAGCGGCGCTATCGAGCAGGACGCGGATACGGTGACGCTGCTGCATAACCCGCCGTGCGAAACGGATGACCGCATGGAATCGCCGTCGCTGCTGGAACTATGGCTCGATAAAAACCGACGCGGCGCAACCGGGCATGTCGACGCGACTTTCTACAAAGCTACGGGGAGGGTTACAGCATGAACATTGAAATCGCTACTCATATTTTAACAGCAACCAAGCCCACGCGCTGTGAGCGTGACCGCTACCTTCAGCGTGATGAACTGCAACACCTGCTTATCCCGCACCTGCCCGTCGATGACCGTGATAAATTCGAACGGGCGCTAAACAATCATTTCAGACTTTAATACTGAGAAAGGACAAGAACCATGAACGAAGACAAGATCATCCAGATCATCCCTGCCCCTGCAAATATGCTTTACGCATTCGAGGACGGCAAGACGTACCCTGTCGCCTGCCTCGCGCTCGTCGAGCTGAGTAACGGCGACCGTGAAGTCCACGCGATGGCCACGATCAACAGCGGCCCCATCGAGGATGTGAGCGATAGCGGCGCGGTTCTCATACACGTATGAAAAAAGCCCTCCCCAAATCGGGGAGGACCGCTCTTGTGGTGAATTCGAATTGTCGATTCTGATTTTACCACAGGAGGAGCAGATATGCAAGCAAAACC